TCGCGAGCGACGGCCGCTGTCACTGTATTCCGCGCGCCGTTAAGGGCGAACCGGGCACCAGCACCGGAGAGTGTATTGCGCGCGACCTCTGATGCCCTGCCCGGTTCCTCTCCCTTCGTATTGAGATGATGGTAGAAGGTCCCGTTTGCAACGGAACCCGTCATCCGGTTGAGGTGCGGGGCATTGAACCCAGCTGGCCGTACGACCGGGTAGTCAAGCCCGTGTACTACATGTAGGTTCCGGTAATAATCCGCAGCATTCCCGGCCGATCCTGCATAGGCCTGGGCGATCAGTATTTTGAGGATCGGCCCCATGTCCTTCCAGCTGGCCGAGAACCGTTCTGGATCAATATGTGAATCCCACATGGCCCGGATGGCGTTCTTGACGTACTCGCTGACAGCACCCTGCTCGTACCCGTAATGTGCATCTAGCGCTCGTGGCGGGCTCGGAGCGATAGCGGCGAGAGGACCCGACGTGCCTTGAAACACGAATCGGGCGGCACGGGGAGCCCGCGAACTAGCCCGGCCCTGGGGCGGGTAACCCCTCGGACGTTCGCGGCCGAGAGCGTAACCCCGACTGGCTGCAGGAATTCGGTCGAAAGTCGTGTCTGTGCTAGTAGACATTCACCCCGCCCCCGCCCGTCGCCGTCCTGCTCTCCTTGGCTTTGTTCACGCCGGTAACCTTGCTGCCTTCCTGGGCCGCAGTCCCGGCCGGAATCTGCACAGGCAAGGATGCCGGGAAGCCAGCCGCACTCGACTGAACGTTAGCATATTGCGGCTGAGACTGCATGGCCGCGGCCACGGCATCCTTGACGACATCCTTGGCCTGGTATTCCTGCTTCGCACGAACCCAGGCGTTGACGTCATCGGCGGTCGCGCCCGGTATGAGGCGCCATAGCTCCTCGACCGGGATACCAAGCATCTGGGCAGCCTTGCCTAGGCCGTCGATCGTGGCGCTGAATGCACGAGCGCTCGTGTCGCGCCAGACGACTTCGCCATTCAGGTCATTCCAGCCCTGCTTATCGCCTGAGGCGAGCGCATTAAGACGGAACGAGTTACGCCATGGATCGGTGAGGATAGCCTGCAGTTCTTCGATCTTCCGGTCGAGCCCATCCCGCGCGGCGGCCAGGGCTTCTGCGCTGAGGTTAGCGATCTGGCCTAGCAAGTGGTATGGCGGCACCTGCGATATTGTCGACATGTGCCTGATACCGGCCTCTCGGCTGTCGATGTACGGCTGGAGATGCGTTTCGTTGAATTCACCGAACTTGGTTGCCGGGTCCTCTGCGGCAAACACGCGATCGACGCCAGGCTGGAATGGAGGCTTGGGGCGTCCTGATTCATCGGATGGGGCCATGCCAGTAACCCAGCGCTGCTTAAACGCCTGATACTGCTCGGCCATCATCAAGTTGAACGTAGTCGCATTGATTTGATCCTGCACCGGGATGAGCGGCTCGACCTCACCCGAGCAGTCAGTCTCGCCGTCGAGATCAGCCTCATATAGGAACCGCACAACCGGGCAGATACCGAGTCCGTGATTCATTACAGGATCCATTCCATTGAGGAATGGATCATTAGGATCAGCCAGCTGAAGGCTGAGCTGCGATACATTCGATACAATACCGCTTGTCTTGCTAATAAGAATGTATCGCGTCTGATCATCATACAACGTTACGATCACGCGCTGGTCCTGCGGCCGTATCGGATTGCCCGTGACTCGAACCTCTATCGCAACCTGAGGCCATTCATCGTCGATATCATCGGCATAGAAAGCCGTCATACGCCGAGGACTGACCGGGCGCATAACTGGTACGTTATCGGCCTCCAGCTCTTCGTCCCGCGCCATCTGGCCGGGGAGCACCACAATGTAGGCAGAACCATATTTACTGACAGAGCGGTGAACTCCGTGCTGCCTTGATATCATTCGGTTAGCGCGAAAGGCATTCCATGAGTCATCAGGATCTGTACTAGATGCTGTTTCTACTGTCGTTGTCCCTGATGGCTTGTATCCGTCTACATGTAGATTCTCCGAGATGACCGAAACGACGAGCGGCAGAAAGTTGCGCTTGGCCTTTGACATAATCCAGCGGTACTCAGCATTTACTCCCTTGGGCGCGTACGGCTGTTGATGCTTGCCGCGCATGTAGCGAGCGATCTTGTCAAGCCGGTTCTGCTCTAGCGCGCGAAGCTGAAGCATCTGCTCGGCTAGGTCGTTGACATCCGCCACGTCGACTATCATTATGAGAAGCTCCAGACTGTTCTCTTCTGCGCGCGTTCAGCCTCGCGCTTCTGCTCTTTAAAATTCTTGCTAGACAGAACAAGGCGGCGCGCATGGCGGGCCAGAATCATCGCGACACACGCATCAATTTTGCGCGATGACTTCGGGCTCTCCTTGGCAATGCTGATACCCCAGCGATTGGGCCGACGACGAGCGTTCACAACATGCCGGCCGAGGAAGCTGTCACCATCATGAAGGAATGTTGCGCTCTCGATCTCGCCTAGCACCATTTCACAGGCCATGGTGAACTCAGCAATATGAGAGCGCATGTCCCAGGCGACAGGCTGAGGGTCGCGCCCAGCCGGGACAGACCAGACCGGCAAGTCATCCTCGAACAACTCGCGCCAGGTGATCTTTGTATGCTCTTCCCACTCGTTCACGTCTGCGAAGAATGCGCATACATGCCAGCGCTTGGCTGCGGCTTCAACGGCTGCGTTTACCTCCCATACAGGGATTGGCTTGCGTCCGTCGTCAGTCTCCCAGATGCCTAGGCTGAATGTAAAGCCGGTCTCGATGTGGCATCCGATCAGGGCGGTAGCGTCATTGACACGGCTACCGTCGAAGCCCATCGTGATATCGCTGCCGTCCTCGATGTAGAATGCTGGGTCCGACATCTTCGACCACTGCTGCTGTGTGGTCCAGGCGTCCTCGGCCGCCTCAGGCCAGTTCAGGTAATACCGCTTTGATACATCGAGCGGATTCTTGGGCGACAGAATTCTGTTCTGAACGATATCATCAACGTCAACCCAATAAGCATCGCCGTAGGCATGCTGAACTCCGCGTTCGATGGACTTGTCATCCTCAAAGTCAGTGTCGGCTGGGGCCATACGGGAATCATACAGGATTCTTCCGCGTCCGCGCAGCCGTCCCTCTTCCTGAGCTACCCATGCATCAAACGTGTTCTCAGCAACTGACTCCTTGCCAGGCTCCCAGGCATTGCTCGTCTCCAGGAGACGGCTACCTGACTTGCCAACGTTGCGGTCGAGGACCTCGCTCAGCGCCCTGCCGCCATTGACGGGCAGGAAACTCTCGGTCTGGTCTAGAATGGCAAAAGTGACCAGGGCGCCTTCCTCCGTGACCGGGCTTGATGTGATGACCATGAGCTGCCCACCACCCGGTATGTGGAATACAGTCTTACCTGTCTCGACATCATAATCTCCACGTATCCTGGATTTGGGAGGCAGAAGTGCGCGTACCATACGCATTGTATTGACGTTGGCCTGATCATGAGAGGTAGCGGCAATCTGCACGAGGGGCATTCCCACTGGGCGTCCAACACAACCTCCAAGCACCCGGCTATCGAAGTCCTTGAGGCGAACTGGTGCAAGTAGTTCAATCAGGCTCATCACCGCTGCAAATGGTGACTTGCCAGCGCCTTTTGGGTAGCGTCGCACCCCGTGATAGAACAGCCAACGCCCGTTGTCATCGAGCGCATACCACCACAGGATGAACCTGACCTGGCTCTCGATGAACTCCCAGCGCTCCCCTGTATTCGGGCCATCAGGCTGGCGCAGGTATTTGCTAGCCCAGTGGATGGCCTCCCATCCAAGGGTTAGCTTGGGCACGCCCTCCGGTATCGTCACCGTTCTGTCGCGTGGAGCTACCAGCGCTATGTCTTGTCTCATCTGCGCACCCTGCTGCTGTATACCCTGCGATGAGTCCCGCGCGGGATGAGCATGTGGATGAGAAGAGTTGTCCACCCAAAGAACAAAGAGATGACGAATAGGTATGCGAATATGAACGCATACGTCATGTAATGCATGCTAATCCCCGGCATGCCCCAACCTTCCCTGCGAATGATTGAGGTTACGGGTAACTGCAGATGTTCGTGGCGATACCGGCCGCGCCGCCCATGTTGATGATGTTCGGGCGGGCGTAGCGCTGCCTGTGATCCGACCTGGCGAAGGCCCATCCATCGCCGGTGCAGCGCGCGACCTCCGTGAACGTGGTGTTGTCCGGGCTCGTCTCCAATGCGACCACGGAGGTAGATGACGGGCTCACGACCCTTAGCGTGAAGATGCCGAAGGTGTTACCTGCCCCAGCATCCATACGACCGGCGCCAATCCCGGAAGCGCTATGCGCACCATTCAGATAGTTGGTCATGGTTCTGGTCCTTCCCATGTGCCCTAAGCTGACGGAACAGAATGCAGACGGCCTTGCCATCCTTGGACTGCCTCATCAGCTGCTTTCTCATCCTCATCTTCTTGTACGGGCTCTTCCAACTCTATGCGGCCACGCTTGCGGTCGGTAAGTGTAGCACCAAGCCGTTCGCTCAGGCGCACAAACTGCGCCAGGATACTGGCGTTGTGCGTTCGTAGGAATACATTATAGGCGTCAGCCGCAGCGACGGCTGTTGCCCAATCAGACGGCTCCCAGAACTGTGACTGGCCGGAAAGCTTGAGCGAGTTGTACCAGCTCCGCGCTTTCGGGTGCCAGCTCTTGTCGGCCTCTGGGATAGGAAAGTCCCTGCCAGATGCTGATCCGCTCGTCACCTTGATGAAGCGCGGATCATCGCCATGGCCAGTGCCCACACCTGTGCGATTGATGGGCTTCTTCCTTGGCGCTGGCATTAACTTCCCTCCTGTACAGCGCTGGCCCGGCGCGCAAGACTGGTCAGCTACTAGGGGGCAACGTAACCTGATAAAGGTTGCCGGGCCAGCACAGGCGTATTCTACCGTACGAGCGTGGGACGGTCTAGCCCAAGCTCTCAGCTAGCGAGGATGCCATCGCGCGTATATCGCGCGTACGCGCGCTAGCCAGCTCAGATCACATGTGGCTTGATATGCCCCGCGTGGACGGAAGTGTCGATGTAGAGCTGAAATCCAACAGCACGTGCGCGGCGGTAGAATGTGAAGTCCTCGCCAAACATCTCATTGCCGATGAACTCGTGCTGGTACCAGCGGAACGGCGGCTTGCCTGGGATAGCCTCAAACACGTCGCGGTGGATAAGCATACACCCCGCGCCGGTGCCGTCACACTTGACAAGCTCGCCTGGCTCGAACTTGTCCTGAACCTGGAATATGCCCATGTCGCCATAGCTGACATCGGCAATCTGGTGATATATCTGCGGAAACTTGGGAGTCTGGTTGACGTAGATCAGGGCACCAACTAGAGGCAATCCGCGCGACATGAGACGTGTAACAACGCATGCCGGCAGTATGACGTCCGTGTCAACAGTCAGGAGCCATTCTCTGTCGCTTGCCAGGAACTTGTCGACCACGACATTG